TCACCCGCGCTGCCGACGCGACCGGAGCGCTCGCCGCTGTCGCCGCGCCGCCCCGCACGCCCTCCCTTGGCGATCCCCGAGGTCTGACAGCCGTTCACCGCGCCCTGCAGGTGCTAACGACCGCCGCCGCTCAACTCCCGCTCACTGTTGAGCGCGGCGGGCGTCTCCTTGAAGGAACCACCGTACCGGCATTCGTGCGCCGTCCCGACCCGCGCATGACGCGATCAACCTGGGTGACCCACATGGTGACCGCGCTTGCGCTCTACGGCAACGCCTACGCCCTCATCGAAAGAGACGACCGAGGCAACGTCCTCTCGCTGCGTCCCCTCGACCCGCGCCGCGTCATGATCACCGTCAACCCCAACACTCACGCGCTCATCATCGGCGTCGACGGGCGCACACTGACCGCCGCCGACGTGCTCCACGCACACCTACAGCCCCAAACGGTGGGTGACCCGCTCGGCCTCGGCCCGATTCAAGCCGCCCGCACCGACTTGCAGGGCGCCCGCATGACACGTGACTTCGCCGCGCAGTGGTTCGACGGCACCGGGCAGCCGACCGGCGTCCTCTCATCCGACGCAGCGACCTACGAAGACGCCGTGAAGGTGCGCAACGCGTGGAACGGCCTCGACGCAGACGGCAACCGCGTCGACACGTCGCTTAATCCCAGCGGCGTGAAGGTTCTGCCCAAGGCGTTCAGCTACTCGCCGCTCACGATCAATCCACGCGAAGCGCAGTGGCTCGAAGCTCAGGAATTCAACACGCTACAGGTCGCGCGGCTCTTCGGTATCCCCTCGACGCTCATGCTCGCCGCGCCGTCCGGCGGCTCGATGACCTACAGCAACGTTGAACAGGACTGGATTTCGTTCGTCAGGTTCTCGCTCATGTACTACCTGCGTCCCATCGAAGAAGCGCTATCAGACGTTGCAGTGAACGGGCAAACCGTCCGCTTCAACCTCGAAGGCCTGCTTCGCTCTGACACAAAAACCCGGTACGACGCATACGCTGTCGCACTTTCCACCGGCTTCATGACCGTCGACGAAGTCCGCGCGCTCGAAGGGCGCGACCCACTCATCACAGAGGACACCACAAAATGAGTACCCCCATCATGAACCGCCGCGAATTCACCACGCGCACAACCTACAGCGACGACGGGCGCACCATTCGCGGCCTCGCCGTGCCGTTCGACACCGAGACCGAGATTGTGCCCGGATTCCGAGAGAAGATTCAGCGCGGCGCTATCAACCTCGACACGATGCCGAGCCTCTTCTACCGTCACTCCGAGCCCATCGGCGTGATCACCGCCATGTCAGAGACCTCCGAAGGCCTCGAAATCGAAGCCCGCGTATCCGACACCGCTCTGGGTCGCGACGCCGCGACGCTCGCGAAGGACGGCGCGATCCGCTCCCTGTCCATCGGCTTCTTCGAGCGCGAATACACGGACACGACGACCCCCGACGGCGCGACCCTGCGCACACAGACCGACATCGACCTGCGAGAAATCTCCCTCGTTCCCATCCCCGCATACGACGCCGCCACGATCACCCAGGTGCGCGCCGCCGAGACCCCAACCACCCAGGAAGGACACCCCACCACTATGAACACCCCCGACACCGTCACCCGCTCTGACCTCACCCAGCTCGAAGAGACGACGACTGACCTCACGCGCCGACTCTCCCTGCTCGAAACCAACACGGGCACCCCCGCCGCCGCTCCCACCGAGACGCGCAGCGCCGGTCAGCTGCTCCAAGACGCTATCGGCGGCGATACCGCTGCCGCCGACGCGCTCCGCCCGTTTGTCGGACGCGCCGCGAACACGACGACCGCCGCTGACGCGCGCATCAATGAACCGACCTTCGTGCGCGACCTCGTCCGCTACATCGACAACGCGAATCCCCTCATGGGCCTGTTCGCTACCGACGCCCTGCCTTCCACCGGCAACGTCCTCGAATTCGCGCGCCTCAAGGAATCCACGCTCACCGTCGCACAGCAGACCGCCGAAGGCGCGACCCTGCCGACCGGCGGCGTCGCCACCGAGGTCGCGACCTGCAGCGTGAAGACCTACGGCGGCGGCACTGTCCTCACGCGTCAGGCTATTGAGCGCTCGCGCACGAACGTTCTCGACCTCTCGCTGCGTGGCATGGCTATCGAGGCAGGCAAGAAGCTCGCCGCCGACTTCGCGAGCTTCTTCGAGACGACGGTAAAGAGTCAGGCAGCGAGCGCGGTCACCCTCAACGTCTCAAAGATGAACTGGCAGACTCTCCTCTCCCTCATGCTCGACGCTTCGGCGAAGTTCGAGGACATGGCCCTCCCGTGCGACGGCCTCATCGTCGACCGCGCGACGTTCGAGCTCATCGCCGGAATGACCGACACCTCCGGGCGTCCCATCATCAACATCACTGGCAATCCCGGCGTCAACAACATCGGCACCGTCAGCGCGTCCGGGAAGTACGTCGACCTCGACGGCCTGCGCATCGTCACCAACCGCCACCTCACGAAGACGGGCATGGGGACCGACATCGTCGGTGCGTTCTACTCCAAGGACGCTATCCGCTCCTACACCTCGCCGCTCGCGTCCCTGCAGGATCAGGGCGTCCTTGACCTGACCAACACCTTCAGCGTGTACACGTACGCGGCTTTCGCTGACGAAATGCCCAGCGGCATCGTCCCCCTCAAGAAGGTTGACAGCCTGTGATTAACGCCGTAAAACTCGGCTCGTTCGTCGCCGCGCCTGACACTGACCCGTATCTCGCAGACTGCGTTGATACGGCAACGGACCTCATCAAGGCATACACAGGCGCGGCGACCATCCCGGACAGCGTCCTCGACCGCGCCACGCTCGAAGTCGCCGCCGACCTCTACCACCGACGCAGCGCCCGAAACGGCGTCGCCGGATTCGACGACAACGACGTGAGCCCGGTGCCCGTGCGCATCAACCGTGACCCGCTCGTCCCGGCCCGCCCGATCCTCGCGCCTTACATGGGGGTGCCTATCGCATGAACACCAAAGACGCCGCCGACTACATCGTCGCCGTCGCCACCGAGGCCCTGCAGGGAATCGCCGTCGTCGTTACCGACCCGGAGGACGCGACAGGCCACCTGCTCGCAGGCACCCCCTGCGTCGTCATCGCGCCCCCATCGATTACCGGCGACACCGGCCCCGCCCGCGTCCTGCGATTCGAGACCCCCATCATCGGCGCACCCATCGGCGATAAGCCCGCCGCGTGGGAAGCAGTCGACACGATCATCGACCGGCTTACTCCGTACATCGAATTCGAGAGAGCCGAGCCGATCACATGGGCAGGCGCACAGTCAGCATCCGCGCCCGCCTACCTCGTCACCCACACCATGACAGCATTCAAGGAGACCCAAAATGCCTGAGCCCGCAAAGAAGATCGCGCAGACCCTCGGCCCCGGAAGCCTCAAGTTCGGCAAGACCGGAGCCGAAACGGAATTCGCCTCGAAGGTCACGAAGGCAACCTACGATCCCGGCTACTCCGAAGCCGATACGACGCCCATGCTCGACGGCAGCGACTTCAAGCCCGAAGGCGATTGGAACGGCGGCAAGATCAGCGGCACCTTCTACCAGGACTTCACCCTCGCCGGCCTCGAAGCATGGTGCTTTAACCACGCCGGCGAAACGATGCCGTTCGTCTTCACGCCGAAGACCGGCCAGGGAAACTACAAGATTAGCGGCGATTGCGTGATCAAGCCGGTCAGCATCGGCGGCGACCCGAAGAAGACCAACACCGCTGACTTTGAGTTCTCCGTTCTCGGCAAGCCCCGGATGGAAGCCACGGCCTGACGTGGTCAAACAGTTCGAGGCGTACCACCTCGAAGGGAGCCGCGAACTTCGGCGCGCACTGCGCAAAGCGGGCGACGATCTCAGCGACATGAAAGAAGCACACCGCGCCGCCGCTGAGATCGTCACCGCCGCAACGCTGCGAGCCGTCCCCCGCGTCACCGGACGCCTCGCGCGAACGGTACGCCCCGGCGCATCGAAAGTCAGCGCGACGGTGCGAGCAGGCGCGCGCCGCGTGCCCTACGCGTTCGCGGTGCATTGGGGACGCATGTACTGGCCCTCGAAAGAGGCACAACCCAAGCCGCCACGAAGCCAGCACGAAGCGTTCATGTATCCGCGCTACTACATCACCAAGCCAGCAAGCGAGACAGAACCGAAATGGATTGAAGAATACCTGTCTCGTGTCAACAAAATCAAAGAAACCATAGAAGAGGAAGCCAGACCATGAAGAAGCTCTTTATCTCCATCGAAATGACCGACGGAACCGCTCACGAGAACCTGCGCATTTTTGCCGCCGACCGCGTGCGCGCAAGCGAGATCGCACGCACGAACTCCATCCCGTGGGAGGACACCCCGAAGTGCCATGCTCTGCTTGGCTACTGCACGGTCAAGCGCCTCGGCCTGACCGACGCGCCCGACTTCGATACGTGGATGGACAACGTCGTTGACTTCGCGCTGTCGAATGACGCACCCGACTTCGTGGACCCTACGACGCAGACGGCCTAACAACCGCCGTCGTCGCACTCGCGATCCGCTCAGGTATCCCCGTTCACACGTGGCTGGCAGGTGACCCCGTCTATCTAGAAGAGGCCCTGACACTGTTAGAGGAAGAGGCAGAACAACGCAATGGCTGGTAAGAGCGCAATTCTCGCCGTCAAAATCATCTCAGACGCAAAACCTGCTATAGAAGGTTTCAAGCAGACGGCAGACGGTGCGGACGGGCTCGGCGGCAAGCTCGCGGCGATTGGCCCCGGCGCTCTCGCCGTTGGCGGCGCAATCGTCACGGGCGTCGTTGCCGTCGGCAAAGCGATGTATGACCTCGGTTCTCGATTCGACGAAGTCGCCGACACGATCCGCGTCGGCACCGGCGCGACCGGCGAAGCCCTCGACGGCCTTGTCGACGTTGCACACGGCGTCGCGACGACGATTCCTACCAGCTTCGAACAGGCAGGCACGACCGTCGCCGACGTGAATACGCGCCTCGGCCTGACCGGCGATACTCTGCAGACGGTCGCGTCTCAGTACCTCGAAGCGGGTCGCATCCTCGGTAGTGAGGTGGATATCGCGGGGACATCCGCCGCGTTTAGCGCCTTCGGTATCCAAGGCGAGGCTGTCAGCGGCGCACTAGATGAGCTCTTCCAGGTCAGCCAGGCCACCGGCGTCGGCATGAATGAGCTCGCCTCAAGCGCGCAGAAAAACGCCGGTGCGATGCAAGAACTCGGTTTCGGCTTCGAGGACTCCGTGAGAATGGTTGGCGTCCTCAATAAGGCCGGTCTTGACGCTGACGCAACGCTCGGCGCGATGCGCAAGGGCCTTCTTGGAATGGTGAAGCCAGGCGAAGACATGCAGGACACCTTCAAGCGTGTCACTGGCGAAATTCAGGGCTACATCGACGCTGGCGACTCTGCAGCGGCCCTCAACGAAGCAAAGAACGTCTTTGGCGCTAAGGGCGCTGACGAAATGGTACGCGCGATCCAAACGGGCGTGCTCTCGATGAACGACCTCACGGCGGCGACCGGGCAGACACAGGACACGATCCTTGGCGTCGGCAAGGACACGATGGACGCCGCCGAAAAGTGGGAAATCCTGAAAAACCGAGGCCTCGAAGCCCTAGAGCCCTTAGCGTCCGGCGTGTTCGACTTCGTTGGCGACGCGCTTGGCGCTGTCCTCGACTGGCTCGACACCGCCGACTTTACGCCCCTCATGAACGCGTTTAGCGCCATACAGCCCGCTATCGACGCAATTAAGGGTGCGTTCTCATCCTTCGATACCTCAGCCGCTACCGGAGCATTCACCGACCTGCAACCAACGCTTCAAGCGTTCGGGACCGCTATCGGCGACGCTGTCCCGAAGATCATGAGCCTCGCGCAATCGATTCAGGGAGCGCTCACACCCATCATCGAAGCGCTCGCACCCATTGTTACGGGCGTCATGCAAACAATCGGGGAAGTCTTCATGGCTGCGCTCGACATCCTCACCGGCGCTTTCACCGTCCTCCAAGGACTGTTCACAGGTGATTGGCAAATGGTGTGGGACGGCGTCGGTCAGATCGTCGACGGCGCAATCAACCTCGTCGTCTCTGCCCTGAGCGGCTGGTTCAACATGATGCAGGGCTTCTTCTCGACCGGCGTCAGTATGCTTCAAGGACTGTGGTCTTCGGGCTGGGAAATGATCAAAAACGCCGTATCCAACGGTGTATCTAGCGTTATCTCGACCGTGGCCGGTTTGCCCTCCTCGATACTGTCAGCGCTCGGCAACCTCGGCTCTCTCCTGTACAACGCCGGTAGCAACGTCATCTCTGGATTCATTAACGGCATCCGCTCCAAGGCTTCAAGCCTCGCATCCGCCGCAATCGATACCGTGAAGGGCGGGGTGGACGCTGTCCTCAACTTCCTCGGAATTCACTCGCCGTCTCGCCTGTTCTACAAGATTGGCGGCTACACAGGCGAGGGCATGGTCCTCGGTATCCGAAGCCAGGCAGACGCCGTCGCCGACGCGTGGGATGACATGATGACCGTCCCGGACGCGCCGCGCATCACCGTGCCGCCCGCCTCCCTATCCGGTCGCAACACGCCCGCCGCTCCCGTGTACAACATCAATGTCAGCGGCGTGCTCGACGGGATGGACGCCGCCCGCAAAATCCGCGAAGTGCTCGCCCAGTACGACCGCGTCACCGGCACGGTCAGAATGGGAGCCCGCGCATGACGACCGAGTACTCTGCACGCCTCACCGTCAGCGGCACCGAGCTCGCAGTGTCCGCCGACGCCGTACACAACGGCGCGCCTGCTCTCATCGACGGCCTCACATTCCAATGGGGACGCGATTCCCGCGTCGCACAGCCAGACCCCGGCTCTCTCACTGCAACGCTTCTCGTCCCATCCGACCGCGCACGCGACACCCTCGCGATGCTGACGCCCGGCGCAGAGGTAGTCGCCTACACCTCATATAAGGCAAGCGAACGATCCGGCGCTCTCGTGAAGTACTACGACTTCGGCACCCTGCTACTGCCGAAAACCATCAACGAAGGCGACTCGCTGACCGCCGCGCCCGCACCACTGCAGCTTGTGCTCAACACCCGCGACCAATGGACAGGATTCTCCCGCTACGACGGCCCCGACTTCGTGTCTTACCTGTCTTACACCGTATCTCGCGTATACGCGCCAGCCCTAAGCACCCTCGCCGTACGCCCCGTGTACTACGCGACCCCTCGTGACCCCGCCCCCGCATTCGGCCCGTGGACAGCTGTCCCGGCAACAGCCGGAACGCACACGGTCGGCATCGGCCCCGCGACAACGCGCGCGGCGCTCGACCCCGCGCACATTGGCGCGTTTATCGGATGGGAACTCAAAGCCACCCGCGCAGGCTCGGCACTTTTCAGTAACGTTCCCGAGCCGTTTTCGCGGCATACCGAGCCGTTTTCGCAGACCGGCGGAATCACGATCAGCGAGATGAGCGTCAACACATCCGCGTCGACAGTTGTTGAGCTCTGTATCTTCTCCGGTCGCATCGCATCAGCCCCTATCACATGGGACGAAAAAGCCCGCACCGCCCGCATCACGCTGACCTGTAACGAATGGACGACAGACCTCAAAAACCGCAAGGTAGGCTCGGAGCCGTGGCCACCCGAGGACGCATTTCAGCGCATTAACCGCATTCACAAGCTATGCGGCATCAAATGGTCAATTGGAACTGGCGTATTACTCGATACGCTCGCCACGCCCCGCGACGTGGATACGAGGCCCGCCCTCGACCTCATTCACGAATACGCAACAGCAATCGGAGCCGTCGCGTGGCCATGCCGCAACGACAGCTTCGGTGAATACTTCATCCTCGAAGCCGAAGACTCGCGCATCAACTTCCTCAAGGTCATTTATGACCGGACAGGGCGCGCTTCAATTACCGTCAATAACAACGCCTGGCAACCAACCAGCATCGACGCGGCCGCTCTTCGCCGCTCCGGCGTCAGCGTCGACCGTGACGTCAGCGCCCTCGCAAGCGCAGTGCGCGTGAGTGCCAAGCAGACCATCCCGCCCGCCGTCGACGGCCCCGCTGTCGACGATCCGCACGCATGGGAAGACTACGACGTATTTATCGCCGACCCCGGACGCGAACGCGACTTCGGCGCGCATGAAATCCACATCACCGCGGGAATCGCCGCCCGCACCGACCGCACGACAGGCCTCCTCGGCACGCGAAAAACCCCCGAAGACCTCGCGCGCGCCGTCCTCGCCCGGTGCGCGCCCGGGCAGTGGAAAATCCAAGGCCTCACGCTCGATTCACGCGCGCCCGCCGCGACGACCGAGACCCTGACTAACCTGCTCAGTATCGCGAAGCGCCCCGGCCACGCGATCATCCTCCGCAACATGCCCGAATGGATGCCAGGCGCGCCCTCCATCCCCGTCTACCTCGAAGGAGCAAGCTCAACGCTTACCGGAAAGCACTGGGAAATCGCACTCACGATCACACACGGAGGCTCCCAATTCTCAGCTATTACATTCAAGCAATGCGACGCACATATCTTCTCCGACTATCAAGACCTCACATTCTCTGACCTAGCCACCGCCCAAGCATGAAAGGACACTCATGAGCGCAAAGACCCCTCGGTATCAAATCGAATACCCCACAATCTCAGATCGCGTCGCCGACGCCCCCGCAATCAACCAGCGGCAATCTCAAAAGATTGAAGAGCTGCTGACGCGTATCATTAATTCGCGGCAACAGGGGCGCGTCGCTCTCGGACAATACCAGCCGAATCAGTCGTATAGCGCGAAGGTTACTTTCACGCGCCCATTCCGCAAGACGCCTAATATCGCAGTTTCATGCAGTAATCAGCGTCTGCGACTCGCCATTTACGACGTTTCTGCCAGTGGCTTCACCTATTTCTGTTGGAACGACACGAACGCGCCTAATGACGCGTCCGCGTATTTCGATTGGATCGGATCAATCGACGAATTCAATGACTGATTGGAAACAAGAACATGAGTACAGCTAACGATCTTGCACGGCGCGCATACTGGATGTGTACAGACGCTAATATTGGATATTCGCAGCCTAATCGCCTCGACATCGCCCGCACACGCGGCGTCGAATCTACCGGCTTCCAAGCCGAGGCAGATTGTTCAAGCCTCGCACTCGAAGCCGCCCGGCAGGCTGGCATCCCGACCGGCGCGGCGTCTTACACGGGCGATATGCGCGCAGGACTCGCCGACGCCGGATGGGCTGTCATCCCGTACGCCTTGACGGGCGGCAACGCCGACAACCTATATACGGGCGACCTCGTCTTGTCCGAAGCCGCGTCCGGAGGCGTTGGACACGTCGCCGTCTATATCGGGGATGACCGTCTGGCCGAAGCGTGGATTGACTCGACCGGCGATATCGGCGGTAGCGCATGGGGCGACGGCCCCGGCGACGACAACAACGGCGAAACGCGTGTTGTCAATTTCTACAGCCACCCCTACACGGTCGGTGGACGGTGGACACACGTCCTTCGTCCGCCCGCCGATTCCACGACCGCGGGCGCAGGACTTGCGCCCGCATCTATCACACCTACTCAGAACGGAGAACAGCACATGCACATCATCACGACTAAGACCCCTTGGGGCGAGTGGGCCTACGCGATCATCCACGATTGTATTGGCGGCGCTCGCGCCGTCGACAACACTTACGGAGAGAGGACTGCATATGAACAGATGCTCGGAGAGGCCTCTGTAGTCGACTGGGATTTTTACAATCTCTTGGTGCGCCAGGCGTGGGAGCGCCACAACTTCGCCGTCGACGTCATCCGAAACGGAATTCGCGAGGACATCACATCAGCCGTACAGCGCGTTGTCGACGCCACAAAGAAGGAAGCCTGACATGAGTGAACCAAAGCACGCACAGACCCCCGAGCGCATCGCCTGGCTCACCCCCGACGTGCGCCGCTGGCTCTACGGCATCGCAACAGCCCTCGTCCCGATCCTCGTGATTTACGGCGTCATCGAATCAGAAACCGCGCCCATGTGGATTGCGCTCGTCGCCTCCGTGCTCGGCACCGGAACAGCCCTCGCACACGTCCCCGGCGGCAACTCGTGAGCTTCACAGCCGAGGTCATAACCGCCCTCGGCGGTCTGACCGGCCTCTCGACCGTCGTCGCATCCGTGGCCACGCTCGTGCAAGCCCGCCGGATTCATGCACGCGTCAGTCCCAACCACGGGTCAAGCATTTCGGACGCGACCGCGAGAATCGAAGAGCGGCTTGCCGAGCATGGAGAGACGATCCGCCGTATCGAGGCCGAGCAGACGCGACAAAGCGCTGACGTGCTCATTGCCCGTCACTCGGTAGAATCGCTCGCGCGCGAAGTCAAGGGACTCGGACACGAACTCGGCGACCTCCGTGCGACGCGCGATCGCGAACACGGCGACTATGATGCCCGCATCCGATCGCTTGAGGGGCATACTTAGGCGACGGCCTCGACGACGGCCCTTAGAGTCTCGTCTGCAATGGCGAGATATCTAAGGGTCGTCTGAGGTGACTCATGCCCTAGCACGCGTTGCACAGCGACAAGGTCGCCGGTGCGCTCATATGCGCGCGTCGCGAAGGCGTGGCGAAGCGCGTGCATTGTGACACCGCGCGGCAGCTCGCGCCCAACTATTCGTCCTATCCATTCGGGGGAAACATGACCCGAATCTGCGCCCGGAAACGCCCAGCCTGGCCCGTGCGCTTGCACCTCCGACGCAAGCGAATCGGACAGGGGGACTGTCCTCGCCTTCCCGCCCTTGCCGTGGACAATTAGCGACCATCCGTGCAAATCCCTGACAAGGTCACACCCCCGCACTCGCGCAACCTCGCCACGTCGTAATCCAAGCTCTGCAGCAAGACGGACAGCGAGGCGCACGCGCCAGTCGGGGGATAGGCGCGCGCGGGCAATCGCGGCGGCGTCGGCTGGCCTCGGAGCAGGTGCCGACGCCTTGACCGTCGGTACGCGCGCCGGATCAACACGCACCGCCTGCCGCTCAGCTGCCCACCCGTAGAAACCTGCGACCGACTGCAAGGCGCTACGGCGCGTGTCGCGAGCCCACACATGAGCAGCGGACCACTCAATCACGTCGACGGTCTCGACATCCCAGGGGCCGCGATCAACGGCGCGCGCGAATCGCCGCAACCAGTCAATCCTTAGCCGCGTCGTCGCGACTGACCGCCCCGACCCGAGCAGATACAGCCTGTAATCTCCAAGTGGTGCGTCCCAACCAACCGGCACACGTGATTTTCGCATAACCATGCCGACCATCCTCGCCCGATCCGCTCAATATCGCTCGCGCTACGCCGCCGCGCCCGATCCGACGTGCGCTAACGACGCTGCCAACGTGTCCAACATGTGGACTGTGATGCAATCCCGAGGTTGCAGGTTCGAGTCCTGTCGGAGGCGCCAGCTTGTGATGCGGGTGCTGCCACGAAGCATCGTTGTCGGTCGTTATATGGCCGCCCGAACCGGGGCAGCGTGGCATAATGGGGGGAGCCGAACAGTTGCCGCTGTTCGACTCCCCGGCTTCCGGGATAGTCTTAGCTACCCATCAGGGTGCTTAGCAGGAATGCAATCGCCCAGATCAGCTGCGGCAGTGTCGTCATCACTGCTACAGCGATCTGGGCTTTCTGCTTCCTGTCAAGGCCCCGCCA